TGAAGATGATCGAACCGAAGTCCTTAGCGACGTAATCCGCGATGGGACTTTTGCTCTTGTTCCTTCAGCATCGCCATATGCTTGTCGAATGCGGCATCGGCGGTTAGCGGAGCCTTCGTAGAAGGGTGTTCCGTTGCTGCGGCTGGAGCGGAGTTACTGAGAAGCGGAATGGTCCGCGTCTCTTGCGTGAGTGCTTCCTTGGCACCCTCTGTTCGGAGTCTCCCGGTGAATTGACGGAAGGTGTCCGTAGCCTTGGTTAAAAGGGCTGCGGGATTCCGTGCAAGCTCAGGGTCCGATTGTGCGAGCAGGGTAGCCTCGAAAGCCACACGCACTTCATGTTCTTTCAAATCCGGGTTGTTCGTGCGCCAATTCTCAGCAACTTGCTGAGCGGTTAACGCAGTCTGAACCCGTTGCACTAAATTCTTTTCGATGAACTCCTTAGGGTTAGTTGCAAAGTCGTTGATGATGCGATTGTTTTCCGCCTGCTCCTCTGCGATCTGTGCGGGAGTCTTAGGAGCTGGCGCTGGAGGCGGAGTAGCTTGGGCTTTCGCTACAAGCTCCGCTTTCTCTTGCCCCTGCCTGGTAATGAGCTTTTGCGCTTCGTCATAAGCCTTCTCTAACTCTTCGACGGATTTGTACTTCCCGGCGTAAACTTTCGGCTGTTCTACTACGGGAGGCACTTCAACCTTGGTGGCTTCCGCGGGCTTCTCTTCTGGCTTTGCCTCTACCGGCTTGGGGGTGTTTTCTTCATCACTTATATTTCGGAATCCAAGGTCTCTACCTGGTTCCAATGCCTCCATTGAAGTATCGCGGATAGAGCCATCTGGCTTCTGATCCGCCATGCGAGACTTCGTTACTACGGGCTGAGAGACTTCCACCTTGGTAGGTGGAGGGGTAGGAGTCGGAGAGCTGGGTGGCGCTCCTAGATGCTGTCCGCTTTCGTTCTCGTTTAGATAAAGCTCACTGGTGGTTCCGGCTGCTGGCATCAATCCTCCACTATTTCTATTTCGTAAGTGCGGTGCGGGTCGGTAACGGTGTGGCACCACGAACGATGTCTGGGAATGTAATTAGCCACAGTGAGATCAGTAGACATCCCACACGGCACGCAAATTCCTAGCTTGGGTTTCGGCAGAGAGTTAACGTACTCAGCAAAGGCTTGCTCGCTCATATTCGGCGGTGAGATCAACTTCGTACCTGTGCGTTTTTCACGAATGTAGTTGCATCTCTCCCAATTGCCGCTTCTCTTCCCGCTAAGACTCCCGACGCTATATCCGCATTGCGATCCGTGGTCAGGATGAAGTCATGCAAGAAGCGAAGCGCTCTCAGGTAAAGCCTTAATTCCGACACTACTTTCTCATCGCAGATTTCAAGCTGTTGCTGAGCCCAAAGTATTTCCCGGTCTGCCTGTGTAACGATTAGCTGATAGCCCATCGAGTCTTTGATTTCCTCAATGGCCCTTCCCCGTTCGATCCAGCCTTGCAGCTCAGTGTTGGGCCTGCTGAACCATTTCGACTTTAAGCCGCCCTTGATCCGGTCGAGCGTGGCCCCCGCAGCCTCAACGAATTCCTTGAGCTTCTTACGGGAGTCGAGTTGCTCTTGGGTGGGCATTATTTATAGATTGGGCCGCCGCGCCACGGAGCAAACACGTAGGCCTGGGTGGTTGTCTGAAAGCCATAGTGCTGATGGAATCCGCACGGTCGTTCAAATGAACACGAGCCTTCCGTGCATAACACGTCAGTGCCCTTAATTGGCTGGCCTTCTGTTTTAGTTAGTACCTGACTTGTGGCAATTGACGCTGCCGGGACCGCCATTAACAACGAACCAAGAAACTTCCGCCTGTCCACTATTTCACCCTCTTGAGGCGCGGGTTGCTGCGCTTAGCCGCCCCGGAAGCGTGTCGCGTGGAGTTGGCAAGTATTGCTCCTGCCGCTTGCTGCGATACGCCTTCCTTCGCAGCTATTTTGCCCTGCACAGCCTTGAAGCCGGAATGGCCGTTGTCGTTGTGCAACACGCCGTCCCGGTTATTGCCGTACAGGTCCAGCCGGTCAGGTCTGTCGCGGTCCGTCAACATGGTGTCGGAATCGTAATCGCTCATGCGAGGATCGGCAGCATTCACACCGTAGCCTCTTAGGTAGAGTTCATCAGAAGCGTTGCGGGGCAATGGCGCAGTACGTGGCTGGAAGCTAGGATAGGTTTGAAACGCTACAGACTGATCTGCTGATCGCATTGCAGCCATAGGACCGTGCAGCGTGGGATCGGCTTGTTCGGTTTCATAGTGCGCTACCGTATCCACGCGCTGCGGTGCCGGCTCCAACTTGTCTACTCCTTCGCGTGAACCGAAAGAGCCGGGAGGGATAACTTCTCGATAGCCCTTATAGACAGGCGATAATTTGCCATCCTTGGTATCACCGTTGGCTAGGAGATTGACTTTAGGCTGTGGTGAGCGATTGATAGTCACATCCAACCCAAAGTTCTGGCTTACCGATTCGGTGATGTGTGCTGGTACTCTTGTGCGTGCCATTTACTTGCCTCCGAAAGCAGCCTTACCAACAGCCCTACTAAGACGCTCAAGCGCTTCTGTTTCTCGCTTCACTTCATCATCTGTCTGTTTGTGAGGACTGAGAATTTCGTTCCACCAAGTCACGAAGCTCTCTAGTGGTTTCTCCCACATACTGCCGTCCTCACGAAGGGCGATGATCTTCTCTTGGGTGCAGATTATCTGGATAGGCTTATGCATTTACCCTCGGACGGTTTCGCGAGGCTTCGTGAGTTCCGTGTAATCGTAGAACTTGGGCACCCCACCTGGATCGGCAGTCTGCCGCTGATACTCCACCGCGCCGTGCAGCTCCTGCGGGCGAGTCTCGGAACCTTCGTAAGCCTTGGTCTCGATGCGCCCACCCTGCCGTGCGTTTTCCTCAGACGTTCCGGGGATCTCTTCTACTGCCGGCACAACCATTGCTTGACCGGCCTGCGGGATAGCTTTCTCCGTTGCAGAACCTGGGATTGGTTTGATGTCAGGCATTGCTGTCTCCTTTAGATTTGGATTGTGAATCTGGTCCTAAATATCCATCGAAGTCGCTCTGTAAATCGCTTTGAGGTTCGGCCCGCTCGATGGTGATCTTTAACCCCGACGCCTCTTCGTCCGTCTTGAGTCTTGCGAGAATATCCACAAGGCGCGGGGCATCCATGGCGGGAATAGGTTGCTCCTTCACCTCCTGCTGAGGGACGACGCGGCTGGAATACACCATGTTGTCAACCGGCATCTCGGTTGTGTACTCAGAGCGATTAAGGAAATTGTTAATCTTGCTGTTCCTGTCACCTCCAATGACTGATCCGGCATGAGCCTTAACTGGTTCTTTCATTTGCCCTCACCGGAAATTGTCTATCGTATTTCACGCTGCTGGCCCAGGGGCGGATGGGGGTTGCCCTAGACTCATGGCCGCATCCAGCAATTTCTGTAAGGTCTGCTGATCGTTCGCTTCTCGGGAAGATGCGATCTGGCCATGCGCTCGCGCCATCTCGGTAAGGAAAGGATTCTGCTGAGCTAGTGCGGCTTGCCTAGACTGCTCTTCCATATCATCTGCGCTGGGATCGAATAGCTCATCAGGATCGGGAAGATGATAGGCATCTGCGACGCGCCTCAACATCTTGTTCAGTCTCATCCCTACTGCGCTGATAGCTTGCGGTCCGAACTGTGCTAACGTCATCAGTAGGTCTTTGTACTTGGAAAGATTCTGCTGGCGCTCGATGGTTCGGGAAAGTCCACGAGCCTCAAAGTAGTAGCGTCCCCAAATCAGGTTAAGCCGTGTCTGGATGGGTAGCTGGTCGAGAACTTTACCCGCATCTCCAAGCAGCATTGTCCAAGTCGGATTGCTGGTAGCATCGACAAACTGGAAGGCTCTGCTCCACATCTTTTCAGCAACAAATGACAGGCAGTTGTCCTCGATGATTACGGCTATGTCGGCCAGGATCAGCGTGGACTGGAGTTGGGTTTGCTGAATCTCTGTAGCAGTAGTCTCACCTTTGACATCAAGTAAGCCCTGCGCTTGCTCGGTGATGAAAGTTCCTCGTTCGTACTCCTTGTTGAGTGATTGGAGAAAGTTGAACGAAGAGTTGCCAAGCTGGGGGAATTGAACGCCTTGGACAGCATTAGGACCAGCACCAGCCCTTTTATAGAAGACCTTCCCCGGCTGGACGCCGGTCTGCATGTCGCCTTCGGGATTCTCCAGGGCACTTGCTTCCACCTCCAGCATGGGAACTACGCTAAAACTTAGGTGATCTTCCTGTTTCTGTGCGGTCCGATCGGCGGCATCCTTTACGCTAAGATTCATTTCCAGCAAGCCTTGGCCGGGAAACCGGCCGGCCACTACCAGCGGAGAGAACACGATGTACGGAGGTAGTCCATCCCAGTAAGGGTTATCTTCAAACTTCAGGATGGTGGTTCGGTTGGCAATCAAGATGTGCTGGTTGGCTTTAACGACTTGTTGGGTATGTACGTCGATGATGTCGCCCCAATACTCCCAGAGCAATGCTTGCTTTCTGTAGTGCTCTGCGGGGATGAGCCGCTTATCGTAGCGGGCGAAATCACGAGTGTATACCTGGTCCGCGAAGTACATCTGGTCGGCAATGCGGTCAACGTGTTCGAGTTCGCTCGTATTCTCGAATCCCTTTTGGGCTTTGAGCTCGTCCACGTCCACCAGGGTTTCTTCGATGATAAAATCAAGGCGGTTATTGTCCCGAGTACGAGGGCCAAACCAGATATGAAAAGGATCAATCGATTGAACATAGAGTTGGCCCTCCTTCCGCTTCTTCTGGATGAGTAGCGGTCCGGTATCGTCGCCCTTAACCGACAAGTCGAATACGTTGCGATAGCCCCAGCCAACCTTCAATACTCCCAACCCGCAAGCCGCCCCGAACTCCAAAGCGTCTCGGAACTGGCTTCTGAAATGCGCGTTGTTGGCTAGCTTTAGTACGACCTTTTCAACCAGTGGGGAGATGTGCTTGATGTCGATAGTCGGGTTATAGGACGATCCCGGATCGACAGTTACCCATTGTTCGGACTGTAGTAATAGCCTAATGATATTTGCGGCAAAGTTCTTAACAGCGGAGTGAGCCTTGGCATAAGTGAGCCGGGATTGCCAGGGAGCCTTATCATCGAAATCCTGCTTGTTACGGTACTGGCCATAGCAGTCGAGCCAGGTATTTCGGATGATGTATTCGCGCATGAACGCTTCGTTGCGGTAGCGTTCGATCTGAGAAACAATCTCAGCATCCGAGAGACCCGCGACTCGTGTCTTAGCTTGATTAGAATCATCGCTGTGCGTTGTTCCCTGATCGGAGTCACGTTCAGCCGGTCCGGTGTCAGGAGAAACGGAGGTCGGAGGACCTGGAGGCATCCCGAAAGATGAAACGAAGTTAGTAGCTATGGCCTAATCCTCAAGCAGGGGCAATGCGCTGAACCATTCCGCATGTCGTGGGTGAAGCATCGTCCGCAGAGTCGGCAGAGATCGCAATTCCCTTCATCCGGCTTAGCCTTCATGCAGTAAGAGCTTCTCACTCTCCGCTCCACCATGCCTGTTTCTGCTCTACCCTGTTGGGCATGGGAGGCTTCTGTAGCTGTCGCCATTCGGTTGTTCTCGTTCGTGGCATTTGACTGGGAGTTGCATAGCCCTTTACAGGCTGCGTGTTTACAGGCGTGGTGCGGTACTGCGGAGCCGGGGGCTGCTCCCTGACTCGAATTGCTTGCCATACCGACGAGTTGGCGAAGTATCGCAGCGGATCGTAAGCGTGGTCGGGAATACCTGCAGCCCGTTCTTCTGTGAATTCTTTCTCTCCGGTTAAGGGGTTACGTGTTTCCGCATGGCGCTGGAGTTGGATCTGGTCGATCAGGTTCTCGCAGCGGGAAGAGATAAATAGGCGCGGCGAACCGCTAGCCTTAGTAAGAGGATTCCGCAGTACAGGGTTGACATGCATAAGTTCTTGCAGGTTGGAGATAGAAGCGATTTCATTGTTATCGGCCTTGATAAGGTAGAGCCCGCACTCGCGGTACTCCTGAGCGGTGGAGGTTACTTGAGTCCTGCGGTCCCGAGTAGACTCGAAAAAAACGCTTGGGTCGGCGTAAACTCCCCTGACTGAATACCGGTTGTCGCGCATGAGTTTAAGTATTGCGCTTGCATGCTCTCTAATCGTGATCGTTCGTCCGGGAGTGGATCGTTTGTAGTATTCATGAGTGATGAAATGGTAGTTATCGCTCGTGGACGCCGAGAGCAAAAGACACGTCGGAGCAGATAAGCCGTAATCAAACCATCCCCAACAAGACTTAACGTCCATACACTCAAAGGGATCGAACTTATCAGCGTCATAAACGTGTATCTCTCTCCTGAAGTCGGGGTGGATAGCTCCCTCGAATATGTCCCTTGACCCGTAAACCCATCTGCGCTTCCAGGCTTCCGGCTTACGCATCAGCATGTCGTAATAGCCAGGAGCGTACTTATCGAGCATGGGCTTATTGATTGCGCTCGAGCCGAAACAGTAAAAGCGGTCTGGGTGGCCCTCCCAGGTGAGCCCGCCATCCGCGTAGTGCTTCACGTCGTTATTCCCAAACACTTCGGGATGGAACCGGAAGTACACCCAATCGTGCCCGTTGACGTTGCACTCCCCCCAAAGATACGGAGGGCAGGGCTGCTTCCATTCCGGCCTCGACCATCGTCCGATGCGGGAGTCCATGTATTCCCACATCTCGGGAGCGATTTCTTCTGCCTGTGAAACGAATGCTCCGTTAATTTCAAGTGACCGGAGATCGCCTTCGCTCATGTCGTCGAGGTGCATCCAGAGGATCTGAGCGCCGTTCTGGAGCGTCATTTCTTCTTTAACGTCGCGCTTGATCCAGTGTGGAGGGCAAAGCTTGTCAAAGGTCTTGCGAGTCGTGTTAACCAGGCTCTTGTAGGTTTGACGCGCTACAGCCCAGCGGGAGCCGGGGAACTCTTTTGCCAGGATAAGCAGTCTTTGGATGCCGGAAGTGGTTTTGCCATTTCCCACCCCGCCATCGAACATCGACTCGCGCTTGGTGTTCCAGATGTAGGAATCGGCTACTGGAGAGGATGGCTCAAATACGATTTGTTGAGCAGCGGCTTTAGTCAACTTCGTGGCATTTGTGAATCTTTGGCAATCTTGGAAGTCCCTCCCCACATCTGGGACAAAACTTCCAACCCTTACCAAACATGAGCCGGTACATCACTTCATCCTTGTCTTGCTGCGAAAGGGAGAGCACTGACTTCAAGGTATCTTTCATAGCGGAGCTGAGGGCATCTCCACAGAAGCAGGCGTTTCGGTCGTCTGGTCTAACTGTTCGATGAGATTCATCAAATCCTGCCGGCTGAGCTTATTGACCCCTTGCGGCGAGAAAACCAGTGGAACCGTGAAAGGCAGCGGCATATGGACCTTCGAGAGGTAATTTAGCGTCTCGAAGTCCTTACACACGATTACGTCGCCTTGCTGCAAATTGAGCTTGGAGATGGAATTCAGGAAGCCAGCCTTGGAAAGCGGGTACTTGTGGCTCATTCGACGTTCGCCAATCCCCGGCATTGCCAGCAGTGATAGCCCTTCTCTTTGCCGTGGGCGCAGGTTTTTACTTTCTTTACAGGCTTCACGGCTTCTTTGATAATCGCATGAAGTTGCTCAGCGACACCCTTAGTCATAGATAAAGCGGCACGGTCAATCTCTGCGTGCTCTGGGTGGTTCTTTTCGTACTCCGCGAGAATCGCCTCTGTGCCTTGCTGTCCGCGAACCTTGCTCAATAGGACTTCACCACACCACTCAGACACTGAAAGCTCACCAGACTGCAATCGAATCCACTTCCAATCGG